TGGCCTCTTTGGCTATATACTTAGCTGATACTCCTGCACCGTTGTTTATAAGTGCTTGCATGGCTAATAGGATAGCAACCTCTTTAAACTCTTCTCTTGATTTCATAATTGTGTTATTAGTTCATTAAAATATTCTCTACACTGTTCTACCCTCACCTTGATTTGTTCTATCACCTCATCATCTCTTTGTATTACAAAGGTCTTTACTCTTTTAGCATCAGGGATATGGTCGAAGCTGTGCTGTTTTTGCACCTGGTCTCTAAGATCTAAACTCTCCTCCATTAACCCTAACTTATAGTGAGCACTCTTTACCTCCTGCTCTACGATAGCATGGGGTGTATTGGTTAGGCAGTAGCATAGTAGTGCCTCTTGTTTATCACATAAAAACATATACCCTTGCAGCTGAAAAAAATACTCTTTGTTAGGGCATTCAGTATCGAACCAGGGAAACGTGCTGCCAGTAAATGAATTTTTCACATCTATAAGGACAGTATCAGTGACTACATCCGGTGTACCTGTTAGCCAATCATTACTAAAGTTCTCCTCATTTTTAAACAGGAAGCCCCTATCTATGACATCCATTACAAAGCTGAGGCACATATCTTCGCACTCATTGCCCTTATCAGTATACTTACTAGTGAACTCTTTACGTATCCCATAAACGTGTGCCAGGGCTAAGCCCTGGATATACGTCTTTGTTGTTTGTGATAGCACCTCCCCTTTAGTCTTGGGTGAAGTCATTATCTTACCTATAGCTGAACATCTGATTTTCATATCATAGGTATTAAAAGCAGTGAATTAATCTGAGTATCATTCAAGTCAAAGCTATCCTTTAATTTCTCTACAGTAAACTTCCCATCAGCTATAGCCTTAACAGCCTCAGCAAATCTTTTAGCATCTATCTTAGGCTTAGCAGTTGTTGCTACATGGCCATCATCATCAGTTGCCTGAAGAGTGAGCAGAGCTTGGATGGTGTACCTACGAAAGTAGGAAATTTGGCTCCCCTGCTGCTGTGCATTGAGGGTTAAGTCCATAGCCATACAGCTAGAGATACTAAAGCCAGTGTAGATACAAACTATCTGAGTACAAACACTACCACCATCTATAGGCTGTAGTAAAAGCAGATCATGCTGTAATAAAATAGGCTCAACAGTCTCTAGGATACTATTAATATCTGCATAAGACTTCTTAAAATGGGGGTTAGTAGCATTCTTATGTACTTTACCGATTAGTTGTTTTGCCTGGTGAAGGCGAACATAGAAGGGAGCAGGCTGCTGCTCAACCTCCTTAGGCTTTACAGCCCTTGTAGTTGTTTTTTCCATTGGTTAGTTTATTAATTGTTTACAAATATAGTAATTATTATTCTATTTTCACATTATTTTCAGAAATTATTTCTCTCAGCTTCTCCCTTACCTCATACATCTCCTCCTTCCCATTGTATTTGTACTCAGATCTTAGCCACTGATCAAACTCATAAAGGGCATGATAATAGTTAAAGCCATTAGTAGCGTAGTTGAAGTCATCCTGATCCTCAGGTAGATTATATTCTAGTGTTGCTTTCATAATAAAATGTTGTATTTAGGTTTATAATAGCTTATTAATTCTTTTTCATACGACATAATACTTTCTTTAGTATCTTCTAGCATTTCTATCATAAATACGTCTGTCCATATTTTTTTTGAAGATTTAGAGCTATGTATTTTTATTCTCTGTTGTAGACTTAAAGAATAACCAATATAAACTATTTCACCTTCATTTAACAATAAATACAATCCTTGTTTAGGTATATGTACAGTTCCATATTCAAAATTCTTTCCATCATAAGAACAAAAACTATCCCCATGCCATTGATATTTCTTGTAAAAATTTTCTTTTGTATCTGTATATGCTTTCATATCATTAGTTATTATACTTCGCCAAAGGTGGCTAATTTTGGTAGTTTTGGCTAAATATAGTTAATTATCGTGATTAGTACTTAAATTTCATACTTTACGCACATTTCTATTTAATTAATGGGGCAACTTTTACCCCTTATCCTTTATCAATTTGTCTAGGCAAAATTCATCATACCACTCCACAAAATCATCAAAGGTCTTGCTTATGATATAAATACCCCCTGCAGCTTCAATCATTAGCTGGTATTGCTTTTGCACTACACTTTGCTTATCCTTACCTATCTTTACTTCTATCTTTACAGATCTCCCATAAATAGTAGCAGATATATCTGCAGATCCTGGGGTACCTGTACCCTTGGTCCATTGCCCTGCAGTCTTAGTGCCATCTGTTCTATAGCTTTGCCTAAATACTCCCATTGTATTAATCCTTTCAGCTTGGTGCTTAGAGAAGTTAAGAAAGTCAGTAATACACTTAGTCAACCCATTAGCTGTAGCATCTGAGTACTTAGTGAAGGGGATAATGTGCCCTGGTGCTGATGGGTACCTGTAACTCATGTACTTCTCCTCAAGCTCATGCAGTCTTTGTTTGTTTTGTTTGTTCATTTGTTATGTATTTTATTATGATGGCAATTATAGCATACAGACATTAATTCATGCATCCACTCATCCTTCCAATGGGCATAGCTTAGGTGATGTACTTCTGTAGCAGTAGCTTCTAAACAACATTGACAAAGATAATCATCTCGTTTTAATACTTTTAACCTTATTGCTTTCCATTTATCAGTTTTAAGATATTCACTATGCTCGTCAAACCATTGCTTTTTTTGGCCTTCATTTTCTTTCTCATATTTAATTTGTTTTATCTTATAATACTCATTATGATTAGGCCCTTTTATTTCATATAAATTATCATCATACATTTTAATTTCTCCTAGATGTATTTTTTCTAAAAGATTAGGTACTGTACTATGTTTTTGAACACCTGTTCTATGTTTTTTACCACAATAACTACATTGACAATATAAAGTAATCCTGCCACTTTCCCCCCTTTTATATCTATAATCCCATTCGTGTTCACCTAAACAATTTAATAAATCAATTTCTCTTTCATATACATCCCATTCAAATCCTTCCAAATGATTATCTACTATAAACTTATGATTATCATCTAAGCTATCATATAGCTCTTTTATTTTTTCTTCTACATTTTTCATAGTTATATTTTATTTGCTTTTTTATTTAATTCATCCCATATATCCTCTCCCTCTTCTATTTTTTCCTGTAAGCTATACGATAGCTTAGTGCTACCACCATTCCGGTTATCATCAGGCTTATATCCTTTATATTCACACCACTTTCTAAAATTAATGGTTATCTTATTCTGAGTAGTATAGCTTCTCTTTTCAGGGAACCTATTATTAAAGCTATCAAAGAGCTCCTCTTTAACTGAGTAAAAAGTATCAGCTTTTAGATCCTCAAAAAAGAAATACATCTCACTGCTAATATCATCTAATATCTTCCTATATTCTAAGTTCTTAGTAGGCATAGGTATAAGTCCTTTGTTTAGATAGATCTGTATACACTCCTGGCAGTAGTTATCAAAGCAGGCCCATTCCTGATCATCCCACTCATTGAATAACTCATGGCCAAATAGATCCACAGGAGTATACTTATCATTAAAGGTATTAGCCATCTCTACTTCATACTTTCTAGCATTAAAGGATGCACTGTTACCTGAGATGGTGTAGTTAGTGGTGATGATTATCTTAGGGCTGTTAGTTACATCTAGCTTTATACTATCCTTACCTTTGTACTCAATGGTGATACCTTCTGTAATTACACTGAATAAGCTCTCAAAATTAAACTTCTTTTTAACATCATCAAATACTAAAATTTGACAGGCAGTAGATACATTTTGATAAGGGAACTTATTTAGAAAATCAAAGGTCTTACCATCTAAGCTCTGCACCTTCTTAAGATGGCCCATTGCATTCCAAAACAATCCCTTTCCACTTCTACCATTAGGCACATCACTAATTGCCTCATCATTAAAGATAATTGCTTTATTGTTACTTCTATCCTTATAGCTGTGCAGGAGGTAACCTATTACAGTCTGAAATGCTTTGTACTTATCTCTATCCTTCCCTGATATATGCCATATAAAAGTGCGAAATTCTGATTTGTGGTGATCTACTTTTACAAAATCTCTATCTATCACCTGGTCTCTCCATATAGATAGATCCATATCGGCATAAGATAGCACCTCCTTATCAGTTTGTGTAACCTTAACTATGCAGTTAGTATAAAATAAGTATGCACAATCTTTAGTATCTTTTAACAAGGTAATATCTCTGCTGCTCAATATGCCTAAAAACTCCCTCTTAAAAAACTTAAGGTTGCCACTCATCAGGTTGTATACTCCTTCAGGCTTCTTATTATCTAGTATGTAATCTAATACGTAATCTTTTACATCCTTCTCAAATACTTGATTTAAGAATATACCTTCTTTTTTAATCATCTGAAATGTGCCATTAGGCTCAGGGCTATTCTTAAAAAAGTCATGATTATCTAGGAACTTCTTAAACCTTAAGTTATTCAAATTGTAAGCTCCATTCTGAGTAGTGCTCCAAAAGTCATCATCAGGCATATTATACCTTAATTTTAATTCATCCTTAGCTTTTTTCCAATCGCCTTGGTGATTAACTAAGGTGTAGATGTTAAATGGTGAATAGCTTTGTTTGCTATTAAAGGGCTCAATAGAGCTACCATCTTCACTAAAGATATAGAACATACTCTTTTGATGTCCGAAAGTAGCT